CGTGGTGGTACTCGTTATACTGAGTTGATTCAGGCTCATTTTGGTGTTACTTCTCCGGATGCTCGTTTGCAACGTCCGGAGTATCTTGGTGGTTCCTCAATCCCTCTTAATGTTAATCCTATCGCTCAGACTTCATCCGTCCCTTCCCAGCCTACGCCTCAGGGTAATTTGGCCGCTATGGCTACGTTTCACGTTAATGGCGCTGGTTTCACTAAGTCTTTTACTGAGCATGGTGTTATCCTTGGTTTTATCTCTGCTCGTGCTGATATGAGTTATCAGCAGGGTCTCAATCGTATGTGGTCCCGTTCTACTCGTTGGGATTTCTATTGGCCTGCTCTTTCGCATATTGGCGAACAGGCTATTCTTAATAAGGAAATCTATCTTACCAATACTGCTACTGATACGCAGGTTTTTGGTTATCAGGAACGGTTTGCGGAGTATCGTTATAAACCGTCTACTATTACTGGGCAGTTCAGGTCTAATTTTGCTCAAACGTTGGATACTTGGCATTTGGCGCAGAATTTCGGAGCCTTGCCTACGTTGAATTCAACGTTTATTCAGGAAAATCCTCCTGTTGCCCGTGTTATTGCGGTTACTGGTTCTCCGCAGTTCCTTTATGATTCGTATGTTAAGTTGCGTTGTGCCCGGCCTATGCCGGTTTACTCCGTGCCCGGCTTGATCGACCATTTCTAAGGTCATGTCCGAAGGACCCTGACCGGAGGTCGAATGCGCGACCTCCGGTCGCCTCGCTAAGCCGCTTACGGAGGTTATTTCTATGCGTTTGCCCTATCGTTGTTATAAGATTTTCGGCATTGATGATGCCGTTATTGCTGGTGGTGCTTCTCTTCTTGGTGGTATCTTGACCAATTCTTCGACGGCGGATCGTCAGAAGGAGGCTCAGGCATTTAATGCTGCTGAGGCTGAGAAAAATCGTCAGTTTCAGGAGACTATGTCTAATTCCGCGTGGCAACGCGGTACTGCTGATATGAAGGCCGCGGGCCTTAATCCTATTCTGGCTTACCAGAAGGGTCCCGCTGGCTCTCCTAGTGGCGCTACTGCGTCGACTTCGTTTAGTCCGGCGACTGATGTTGTTACGCCGGGTGTGACTTCCGCTTTGGCGGCTAGGTCTAATGCTGCGTCTGTTGAGAATATGAAGCAGCAGAATGCTTTGCTTAAGGCTCAGTATGAGCAAGTCCTTACGTCTACTGCTAAGACGGTTGCGGACCTTCGTAATGTTGAGAGCGATACAGAGCTCAAGAAGGCCGCTCTTCCTAAGGTTGTTGAGGAAGCTTTATCTGCTCGTTATGATAATTCGGCCAAGAAGGCCGATAGTGATCAGCGTACTACGTTCGCTGGTGAGTGGGCGCGTCGTATTGGTACGACCGCCAAAGACGCTACGTCGTTCCTACCTTTTATTGGGAGATAGTCTATGCTTGATGAGCATGATGAAGATGGTGTTTATCGTGATGTCCATTGGGAAATGGTTCATTCTATTCGTCCGCCTTATGGTATGTATGTTCCCCATGAGCCGGTGGATTTGATTTGTAAGGACCCGTCCCTTACGTCCCAAGAGTTCGCCGATGAGGCGGATATTAATTCTATTATGGCTCGTTACCAGAAAACTGGTACGGTGCCTTCTACTGGTCGTCAGCCTATTTATGGTGACTTTGCCGATCTTCCTGATTATATGGAAGCTCAGGCTATTATTATTCAGGCCAATGAGGCCTTTATGGCTTTGCCTGCTACCGTGCGTAAGCAATTCGAGAATGATCCGGCGCAATTTATTAAGTTCGCTGAAGATCCTGAGAACATCGATCAGATGCGGGTTTGGGGGCTCGCTGAGCCCCTTGATGAGCCGGAGGCTCCTGAGGTGCCTCTTGAGGCACCGATCGCGCCTGTGCCGCCTGGGGCGGCCGGCGCGTAACCACACAGTTTGTTGCCTCGATACTAACTGTGTGGAGTGACAGGTTTCCTGTTACGTTATGTTTGAACCGAATCAGAGAGGAGGTGAGTTTATGTCTAAGCGTTTTAAGATGAGCCGCGCTCATTCTAAGCGTGACTTTACGAAGCATGGTTCTCGTACCCATGGTCGTAATTTGCAGCGGCCCGGCGCTAGCCGGAATCCGATGCGTGGCGGCATTCGTTTGTAAATGTCGTGTCTTGGGCCTCTAACTGGTTATTGGTCTAAGGTTCTGAATCCGTCTGGCAAGCGTAGTCTTGTTTTCCGTAAGGAGGACAGTCTTACTGGCCAGCCGGTTTCGGTTCCTTGTGGTCAGTGTATCAATTGTCGTTTGGCCCACGCTGGTAAGTGGGCCGTTCGTATGGTTCATGAGACTATGTTCCATGAGGTTAATTGTTTTATCACGTTGACTTATCGTGATGAGCCGGAAGGCTATGTCGGTGATGATGGGAAGGTCTATTCCCATGGGTCCCTTAATTATAGGGATTTTCAGTTATTTATGAAGAGGCTCCGTGAGCGGAGTGGTTTTGAGTTTAAGTTCTATGCGTGTGGTGAATATGGTGATAAGAATAATCGTGCCCATTTTCACGCTATTTTGTTTGGATGTGATTTCAATGATCGTGTCTATTATAAGACTAATCACAATGGTGATAAGTTATACACTAGCGATCTGCTTGATGATGTATGGGGCCTTGGTTTCTGCACCGTTGGTGATGTCACTTTTCAAAGCGCTGCGTACTGCTCTGGTTATGTGACTAAGAAGATTACCGGTGAGATGGCTGACGATCATTATATGGGTCGCAAGCCTGAGATGTCTCACTCGTCTAATGGTATTGGTAAGGCTTATATTGCTAAGTATGGTAAGCAGGTTTTTGATTTGAATAATATTGTTTTGAATGGGAAGAGTGTCCCCATTCCTCGTTACTATGATAATTTGTATGATGTTGTTGACCCGGCTCGTATGGCCGTGGTAAAGCGTGAGCGTCGGCGTAAGGCGCTTCTTCGTGGTGAGGATTTGTCTAATCGTCGTTCTTGGACGCGCGAGAAAGTTGTTAAGGCGCGTCTCAATCTAAATCGGAGAGATTATGAAGCTTGAAGCTTTTTCTGTTGCTGATTCGGCTGTTGGTGCTTTTATGCAGCCGTTCTTTGCTCGGTCTCGCGGTGAGGCTGTCCGTTTTTTTCAGGATGGTTGTGTTGATCCTAAATCTCAGTGGGCTGCGCATCCTGAGCATTTCTCCCTGTACCATATTGGTTCGTGGTCTGATGAGAATGGCTTGTTTACTCCGGTTGATGTTCCGGATAGAGTTTGTGGCGCTTTGGATTTCGCCAAGGCGTAATTTGGTTATAATTGGAAAGGGCACCCGTAGGTGCCCTTTTTTTTTACTTTGTTTCTGTGATACTTCCCAGTGCCACCTGGTATCGTTTGAGTTCATCCTCGAGTATGGGTTTGAACTTCATTTGTTTGGTGGTATTGATTTGGCGCTTCGTGCTGGCAATCTGTAATTCGATTGCGTTTTTGAGTTCGGTTTCGGTGAGTTCCACTTTAACGGCCATGTTGGCTCCAATGAGAGGTTTACGCGCATGCGTTCTAATATGCAGCATCAGTTTAGTCAAGTTCCTCGTGCTGATATTCCACGTTCTAGTTTTGATCGTTCCCATGGCTATAAGACTACCTTTGATGCTGGCTGGATTGTGCCAGTTTATGTAGATGAGGTGCTTCCGGGTGACACCTTCAATCTTCGGATGACTTCGTTTGGTCGGCTTGCTACGCCGCTTCATCCGTTTATGGATAATATGTTTTTGGATACGTTTTTCTTTTTCGTCCCGTTGCGGTTGTTGTGGACGAATTTCCCTAAGTTTTTTGGTGAACAGAATAATCCGGGTGATAGTACCGATTATCTTGTTCCTACTATGACCTCGCCTGTCGGCGGTTATGCTAATGGTTCGTTGTCCGATTATTTCGGTCTGCCTACGCAGATTGCTGGCTATGGCCATATGTCGTTGTTCCACCGTGCTTATAATCTTATTTGGAACCAATGGTTCCGTGACCAGAATATGCAGGCTTCGTTGCCTGTTCCTATGGGTGATGGTCCCGATAATCCTGCGGATTTCGTTTTGCAGCGTCGTGGCAAGCGCCACGATTATTTTACGTCTGCTTTGCCGTGGCCGCAGAAAGGCCCGGCTGTTCAGCTTCCGCTTGGTAGTACAGCTCCTGTCCGTGGTAATGGCGTTACGCCACAGTTTAATGGTACTGTTGCTGGTGGTCCTTGGTCTCTTGTGCAGGAGACCTCTGCTACGCCTACTGTTGGCGGTTATACCCGTGTGAGTGCGCCGGTTGCGTCTAATCAGGCGCTCAAGTTTGATGTTGTTAATACTGGTTTGTCTGTTGATTTGTCGCTGGCGACTGCGGCTACGATTAATCAGCTTCGGCAGTCGTTTCAGATACAGCGTATTTACGAGCGTGATGCTCGTGGTGGTACTCGTTATACTGAGTT